GAGGAGGCCGTCGTCGACCTCGGCAAGGCCAGTGACGGCCTGGCCAATACCGGCAAGAAGATCTCCCAGGCGGAAGCGGACGTCGCCCAGGGCATCGACAAGTCGACCACTGCGAGAGAGAAGCAGGCGGGGGCAACCCGCAAGGCTACCGAGAGCGCTACCAGCGAAATCGCCATCATCAGCCAGCTCGACAAGGCGATGACGGGCAACATCGGCAGCATGGAATCTCTGATTCAAGCAGAAGGGCTGCTGGAGCGCGCCCGGAAGGGTGGCCTGGTCACTATCGAGGAGCAGGTCCGCTACCAGGATCAGCTCGGTAAGGCCTACGACAAGATCGAAAAGGCCGAAGCCAAAGAGGCAGCCCAGAAGCAGCGGTTGATTGAAACCGAGAACCGTCAGATCGAAGCACTCAAGCGCACCGTGAACAGCATCGACCCGGTGACGGCAAAGCTGGCCAAGCTGGAGGCCCAGGAGAAGGCGCTCAACGACCTGCACAAGGCCGGTCAGATCGACGCAACCAAGTACGCTGACGCGCTGGCAAAGATCGGCAGCGACCGGTCGAGCCTGGAAAAGACCAAATCGGGCTTCGATTCGCTGAACCTCAGTTCGCGAAAAGCAAAGGAGAATGTCACTCAGCTAGGGAATGCGCTTTCCTCGGGCGACTGGGGAAGTGGTGCGCGTGCGATTGCGCAACTGGGGGCTGGGGCAGGGGTTAGCGCTACAAGCCTGCTTGCTATAGTCGGCCCGATTGCTGCGGTGGCTGGTGCCGTCGCGGGAATGGCCTATGCCTACTCCAAGGGGAGCCAGGAGGGACAGGAGTTCAACAAGTCGTTGATCCTGACCGGTAACTACGCCGGTACCAGTTCCGGCCAGCTTGCCGACATGGCACGCCAGATCAGCGCAACGGTCGGAACCACAGGGGCGGCCGCCGAGGTACTCGCCACCTTGGCTGGAAACGGAAAGCTTGCCAGCGGCAGTTTTGTCGAGATATCCGAAGCTGCGCTTGCGATGCAGAAAGCCACCGGCAAATCCGTCGACGAAACCGTGGCTGAGTTCGTCAAGATTGCCGACGATCCAGTGGCCGCTGCGAAGTCGTTGAATGATCAGTACCACTTCCTGACCGCCTCGGTGTACTCGCAGATTGTCGCGCTGAAGGAGCAGGGCAATACCGTTGGTGCCGCAAAGCTGCTTACCGACACATACGCCGACACCGTAAAGGTTCGTGCAGGGCAAATATCCCAGAATCTCGGAATCATTGAGAAGGGATGGAACCTGGTGCGCGACGCCGCCAAAGGCGCCCTTGATGCAACCCTGAATGTTGGTCGGCAGGAGACTCTGACTCAACAGGCACAGGCTTTGCGTGAAAAGCTGTCAAGCCCAGGCGCTTACTCGACCCTCCCCATATTTGGTGAGGACAATCCAGACCTTTTGAAGGTCGGAAGATCTCGCGAGGAGGATCAAAAGCAACTCGACTTGCTCGAGTCGTACATCGAGATCGAGAAGCGGCAGACAAAGTACGCTGGCGATCGTAAAAAAATTGAAGACGATGGGATTGAGGCAGAGCAGAAGCTCAAGGCGGTCAGTGACGCCAATCTCAGCAATGCTGAAAAGCGCGACAAGCTCATCAAAGACTACAAACGGACTGTAGAGGATCTCCGCAAAGCGAATCCATATAGCCCCCTGGTTCAAGATGATTATGTTGCGAAGCAGATCCAGGGTATCAAGGACAGAAACAAGGACCCGAAGGCCGCGACCGGGCAGGTCGATCTGACCGGCTTCAACAGCGCCAAAAACAATCTGTCGGACATCCTGACGGACTACAAAAATGCCCAGAAGGAATTGGATGCGCAGCAGAAGGCCGGCCTGGTTTCACAGGCTGATTACTCCAAGCAGCGCGCCGCGCTTGTAGGGCAAGAAAAGGTCGACGTAGCAGCTGCCTATGAGGCAGAAATCGCTGCGCTTGAAGCTACTAAGGGCAAGGCCAGCACATCGGCGGCCCAGCGCATCCAGATTGACCAGAAAATTGCCGACGCCCGAACTGCAATGGTCAAGGCGCAGAAGGACGCCGACAGCGAGCTGGCCGTCCTGGCCACGAACGAAAAGGGGCGCCTTGAGAAGCAAGAGTTCGCGGTCAAGAAGTACGTCGAGGCGCTTGGCGAGCAGCAGAAAGCCCTGGCCCTGGCCGGACAGCGTGCTGTTGTGGGGGTTGGCCAAGGCGATCGTGAGAAAGCCCTGTCCGCCGAACTGAATGCGCAGCAGGATCGGTTTGCGCAGCAGTCGCTGGAGTTGGCCAATCAGCAATCCGACCCATCGCGGAAAATGGACCCAGAAGAGTTTCGCCGAAAGTCGCAAGCCCTCGCAGACGCGAACAAGGCCGCGACCGACCAGATCCGGCAGAACTACGCAGATGTTGAGGCTGCACAGGGTGACTGGACCAAGGGTGCATCGTCGGCCTGGGCCAACTACCTGGACAGCGCCAGGGATGTCGCCGGTCAGACCAAGAGCCTGTTCACCAACGCCTTCAGTTCCATGGAGGACGCTGTCGCCAACTTCGCCATAACCGGGAAGCTGTCGTTTGCTGATTTCACGAAATCGATTCTGGCGGATATGGCCCGGATTGCTGCACGCCAGGCCAGTTCGTCTCTGCTCAGCAGTCTGGTTGGTGTAGCGACAAGCTACTTCGGTGGTAGCGCCTCCGGTGGCAACGGATTGGCGGCCGGGTCTGCAGGTGCTGCATCGTCAAACCTTGGCGCCTCAGCTGGTGGCTACTCCGGTTCGTACTTTCCGCAAGCCAAGGGCGGTGCATGGTCGGGCGGCGTGCAGATGTTCGCCAATGGCGGCGCCTTCACCAACTCCATCGTCAGCCAGCCCACAGCCTTTGGCATGGCTGGCGGAAAGCCCGGGGTGATGGGTGAGGCAGGGCCAGAGGCGATCATGCCTCTGACGCGCACTGCGGGCGGCAAGCTTGGTGTTGTTGCCGTCGGCGGCGGTGGCTCTGGCGGCAGCACGCTCAGCTTCCCGATCACGGTGCAAGTTGACGCCTCTGGGAATGGCGGCGCTGGCACCGGCGAGGATGCCGTAGCATTCGGCAAGGCCGTTCAAGACGCCGCCAAGGTTGAAGCCGAGTCGGCAATTCGGAAAGGGCTCCAGCCGGGCGGCAACATCTGGAGGGTGATCAATGCGAGGTAACCATGGCGATTGAAACATTCACCTGGCAGACGGAGCGCGGGGAGGGAGAGATCAAGCAGGCCACCAGGACGACGAAATTCGGCGACGGATACGCCCAAACGGTCGCGGATGGGATCAACAACAAATCCCAGTCGTGGCCGTTCTCCCACACTGCAACCGAGGCCAGGATCAAGGAGATCATGGCCTTTCTCGACCGTCACCGGGGGGCCAAGTCCTTTCTTTGGACGCCTCCCCTGGGGGAGGTCGGATTCTACAAGTGCAACGGCTATAAGCCGGCACCCAAGGGCGGCAAGGTGTTCACCCTGTCCGCCACCTTCGAGCAAGTTTTTCACCCCTGAGGTCACCCCATGGGATTCATTACGGACATCCAGACCCTGGAGCCTGGTAGCGAAGTGTTGCTGTTTGAGCTGGATGGCTCGGATTACGGCGCAGATGTTCTCCGGTTCCACGGACACGCAATACCGCACACCGCGGGCGAGATCATTGCGGCTGGCGCTGATGCCGATCAGCTTCCGGCCAAGGCGATCTGGTGGCAGGGCCAGGAGTACGGCGCCTGGCCGATGCAGATTGAAGGCATCGAGGCTAACGGCGACGGCACAGCGGTCCGCCCGAAGCTCGCGGTTGGCAATGTCAACGGCAGGATCACAGCCTTGTGCCTGGCTTTCGAGGACCTGCTCGAGTTCAAGCTGACCATGCATCACACGCTGGGCCGGTACCTGGACGCGCAGAACTTCTCGGGCGGTAACCCAGAGGCCGACCCCACTCAGGAGTCAATCGAGGTCTGGTACATCGACCAGAAGACGAATGAGGACGGGGAAACCGTCAGCTGGGAGTTGGCCAGCCCGGGCGATGTTGGCGGAGAGTCTATTGGCCGCCAGATGACGACCCTGTGCCACTGGTGCCTCACCGGTGGCTACCGAGGGCCGAACTGCGGGTACACCGGTGGCTATGTCGACAAGGACGGCAAGCCGACCGACAACCCGGAGAGGGATGAGTGTGATGCGACCCTGGGCCGCGGCTGCATTCCACGCTTCGGTGAAGGCAATGCCTACCCATTTGGCGGATACCCAGCCGTTTCCCTGATTGCCCGGAGTTGACCATGCGCAAACACATCCTGAGCGCGATCCAGGTGCATGCGGCGGCGGAGTACCCGAAAGAGTGCTGCGGCCTGGTCCTGGCCGTAGGCCGCAAGCAGCAATACTTCCCGTGCCGGAACATCGCCACGGAGCCGAACGAAGAGTTTCGCCTCGACCCTGAGGACTACGCGGCCGGCGAGGACCTGGGGGAGGTGGTCGGCATTGTGCACTCGCATCCGGACGCCACCAGTAGGCCGTCTCCGCGCGACTTGGCCATGTGCGAGGCGACGGCCTTGCCCTGGCATATCCTGAGCTGGCCGGAGGGCGATCTGCGCACAATCATGCCTGAGGGCAGCACGCCATTGCTCAGACGGCCCTTCGTGCACGGTGCCTGGGACTGTTGGCAGGTCTGCGCCGATTGGTACCGGCGCGAATGGGGGGTGGAGTTCGAAGCCTTCCAGCGCATCGATGGCTGGTGGGAGAGTGCGGAGAACGCCAGCCTGTACGAGCAGCACTACGAGGCTGCCGGGTTTGTCTGCGTCGACCGGCCAGAGCGCGGCGACCTGATCGTCATGCACGTCGGGCGAACGGTTCACCCGAACCATGCCGGTATCTATCTGGGCACTGATCCGGCGCTACCCGGCGAAGAGTCAGGCACCTTCGGTCCCGGGCCTTTTCTCCTGCATCACCTTTACGGCAGACCGTCCGAAATCATAGTTTTTGGCGGCCCATGGCATGACCGAACGCGCTTGATCCTCAGGCATAAAGACGCAAAACAACAGACATGACGCGGCATGGCCGCAGGAGAGCTCCAATGAATATTTTGATCTTAACGAACTCACGTGGAAATGCCGTTATTGCAGGGCTTGGACTCGGTCGAGAGGTTGCGCCGGCACATAGACTGCCGGCACATGCTCAGAAATTAGGAAATACTAGATTGAAACAGGGAGATAATTTGTAAGTAGCTACCTTGATTCCCGTTCTGAACCTGAACTTCTTTCAATGCCTCTAAATCATCCCACAAGGCTTTCCTGTCGACTGACTCTAGCTGTGACACGGTTTTGATAAGCGACCCAATGGCATTGATTGTCGCTGCCGAAAGGGAGTTTGTTGCTTGTTCAATTGCCACTACACGTTGATCTAAAGTTTGCATTTGACCTCCAGGTCATAAACGCGCCGAAATTGGCGCAACCCCAGTCCTTGGGTTTGCAGGCGAAGGACTGGGGCATCCCTCGGTTTAGCGATTTTTAGAAGATACCTTGGTCAGCTGGTACGCTGATAACATCGATGTACTGCTCAAAGAGCTGAACAAAAATCGGATCAGCAGGTTGATTTTTTACATCCAGACTGAACGTAGGCTTGTTCTTGGTCGAGAAGTGAATATCGATGACTACGCCGTTTACGACATATTGGGTGCCGAACTGGAGCGGGCTTTCGCTCTCGAAGCCATTGTACCCCTTGATATAGTTGACGATCGGGAACAGCAGTTGGTTTGGTACACGCATAATGAATCCTTGGTCCGATGCGCTAAAGGAAATTGCGGCACAACGCTACTACGCCTTCGCCGACTCTCGTTACTGGCTTTCCATCCACACTGGATGCCTAGCCAGGTAGGTAGTTGCTGAGATGTGATGTCAAATTGACCTGTCCCCGTGGCAACTGTAGATTCTGCGATGAAGTATCTGCTCGACGCACAACAAGAAGGCGAGCAAACACTCATCGAATGAAGGTAATCAAATTGGCCAAATTTATGTGGGTTGTCACCATCATCATGTCGTTGATCGGTGCGGTCGTAGGTTTCGGAGGCATGTTTGCGGCCACGAGTGCGCCGCAAGAAGCAGCTGCGGCCGCGATGGGGCTGACCTGTGCAGTGGTTCCATACTGCATTGCTCGGGCGTTCACTGAGCTTCGCTCTCTGTAGTGGAGAACGGGAGCGCATAGAGCCCGGCACTGTAGGGCTTTTTGCATCCAGCCCTCACTGCTACAGCCCCCGACATATCTCAACGAGGGAACGACATGCGGATTTTGATAGCGGCGGTGGCGGCGGTGGTGCTGGCGGGATGCGTTTCGCCTGGTGACCTTGAGCGCAATGATCCGAGCATCAAGGCTGCCACGAACAAAGATCCAAAGGCCTATGCTCTCTGCGTCTTTCCAAAGTGGCAGAGCTCAAGAACAGACTCATCCATGGTTGAAACGGAATCTGGTTATCGGCTTTGGGTGGCTAGCAACAACATGGCCGACGAGCTTCTCGACATCAAAAAGACGTCGACTGGCAGCTCTGTGATGCTCCGACAGCGTATGGCTTGGTCTGCAATGCCTGGGCGTAGTGGAGTAGAGTCGGCAGCAAGATCCTGTCTCTGACTACAACGTTACCGATAGCCGCCTACGGGCGGCTTTTTTTCGTCTGGAGAAAACATGGCAGTAACAGCGATTCAGTATCAGCGGATGACCTTGATTAAGCTTTCCGGATCGCTCGCCAAAAAATTTGGCCGGGATCACCTCAGGCAGTTGGACTCTGGCCAGGCCTGGGAGGCTTTCAAGGCCCTAAAGAGCACGATCGAAGGGTTTGAAGAGGCGATCAGGCGCCTTGAGAGGCTGGGCATGCGGTTTGCCATCTTCCGGAACAGGAAGAACATTGGCGAGGGCGAGTTCGGCCGCGGTGGTGCCCGAGAAATCAGAGTCGTACCAGTCATTTCTGGCAGCAAACGCGCCGGGCTTCTGCAGACCATTGTTGGTGTGGTGCTGCTGGCTGTTTCGGCTATATTTCCAGCCACTGCTTCCTACCTCGCTCCAGCTGGTATCGGTTTGGTCGCTGGCGGCGTCATCCAGATGCTCAGCCCCCAGGCCTCCGGCCTGAAGCAAAGCGCCTCACCCGACAACATGCCGTCCTATGCCTTCGGTAGCGCCAAGAACACCACGGCCAGCGGCAACCCGGTGCCAATCTGCATCGGTGAGCGACGGTGGGGCGGAGCGATCATCTCGGCATCGATCTACGCCGAGGATAAGACCTAACAGCAAAAACCCTCGCTATTCCGGAAGGATTGGCCTTCCGAATCAAGGGAGGGTTTTGCTGATGAAAAAATGGTTTCCACTGGTCCGCCTGGTTGTTTGGCGCTTGGCCACCCCTACAGCTTATGCAGTGAAATTGTACGTGAGCCTTCATGGCTCGTGACCAAGCCGCCTTCGGGCGGCTTTTTGAGGCCTGGAGGAAAGCATGGGCGCAGTACGTAAGAGCGACATTCACGGCGCCAAGGGCGGCGAGAGCAACCCGAAGTCGCCCGTGGAGGCGGCCGACAGCCTGCGCTCAACCAACCTGGCAAAGATCCTGGTCGCGGTGGGTGAGGGCGAGTTCGAAGGCGTGCCGACCAACCGGGATATCTACTTGGACAACACGCCGATTGAGGATGCGAGCGGCAACGTCAACTTCCCCAACGTGAAATGGGAGTGGCGCGGTGGCTCGGTTGACCAGGCCTACATCCCTGGCATCCCGTCGGTCGAAAACGAGACCTCGCTGAACATCGAGTTGCGCAGCGATTCGCCCTGGGTGCGCTCAATCACCAACACCCAGCTTTCCGCTGTGCGCATGCGCCTGGCGTGGCCAGCGCTTCAACGCCAGGACGAGAGCGGAAACGTCGGCGGGTACCGGATTGAATATGCCATCGATGTTTCCACTGACGGGGGCGCTTACAAGCAGGTCCTGGTCGAAGCCGTCGACGGCAAGACCACTACCCGCTATGAGCGCTCGCGCCGTGTCGACCTGCCGGCGGCCACCAGTGGTTGGCAGATCCGTGTTCGCCGACTCACCCCCAACCAGAACACCAACCGCATCGCCGACACCATGATGATCGCCGGCTACACCGAGGTCATCGACGCCAAGTTGCGGTACCCGAACACAGCGCTGCTCTATGTCGAGTTTGACGCCGAGCAGTTCAACAACATTCCCGCGGTGACCGTTAAGTGCAAGGCGCGCAAGTGGCAGGTTCCGAGCAACTACGACCCGGTCAACCGGATCTACTCCGGGGTATGGGACGGCACCATGAAGCAGGCCTGGACCAACAACCCGGCCTGGATCACCTACGGCATCTGCACTGAAGATCGATTCGGCCTGGGCAAGCGCATCAAGCCGTTCATGGTCGACAAGTGGGAGCTGTACCGGATCGCCCAGTATTGCGATCAGCAGGTGTCGGACGGAATCGGAAGTCTTGAGCCGCGATTCCTGTGCGACATGAACCTGCAGGGCAAGGCTGACGCTTGGTCGCTGCTGCGTGACATCGCTGGGATTTATCGGGGCATGACCTACTGGGCTCAGGGCAAGCTGCTCATGCAGGCCGACATGCCGCGCGCGCAGGATTTCGATTACGTATTCTGCCGGGCCAACGTCGTTGATGGAAAGTTCTCGTATGGCAGCTCCTCGGCAAGGACCAGATATACCCGGGCCCTGGTGAGCTACGACAATCCGGCCAACAATTACGAAACAGACGTGACTGCCTATGCCGACCTGGTGATGCAGCGCCGCCTGGGCGACAAGCCTACGGAGATCAGCGCCATCGGCTGCACCAGGGCATCTGAGGCTCAGCGCCGCGGCAAATGGGTGGTGCTGAGCAACAGCCTTGATCGGACAGTGAGCTTCACGACCGGCATGGAGGGGTGCATTCCGCTGCCTGGGCACGTAATTCCGGTGGCGGATGAGCTACTTTCTGGCCGACCGATTGGAGGCCGGATATCGGCTGCGGCCGGGCGGACCGTGACTTTGGACCGCGATACCCAGGCCAAGGCCGGTGACCGGCTGATTTTGAATCTGCCCAATGGCACGTGCGAGGGGCGCACGGTTCAGTCCGTAGCGGGCCGCACCGTGACGGTAACCACCGCATACTCACAGCTGCCGCTGCCTGAAATGGTCTGGGCGCTGGATGCCGATGACCTGGCTATCCCGCTGTACCGGGTGCTGAGCACAACCAGAACCACGGAGGGCAACTACGAGATCAGCGCTCTGCAATACGAGCCGAGCAAGTTCGCCAGTATCGACACCGGCGCTCGCCTGGAAGAGCGGCCGACCAGTGTGATTCCGATCACCGTAGTTCCGCCGCCGGCAAGTGTCAGCGTGTCGTCGCACTACGCGGTGGAGCAGGGCATGGCGGTCAGTACGATGACTATCGAATGGCCCGCTGTTACCGGTGCCGTGGCCTACGATGTCGAGTGGCGCAAGGACAGCGGCAACTGGATCAAGGTGCAGCGGACCGGGTCGACAAGTGTCGATATCGCCGGGATCTACGCCGGCGCCTATGTGGCCCGGGTTCGTGCCGTGAGCGCTTTCGAGAACTCTTCGATCTGGAAGTCGTCGATGCTGACGAATCTGAAGGGGAAGGAGGGCTTACCGCCGGCTGTGTCGTTCCTGGCCACCACCAGCGAACTGTTCGGCATCGGCATCAAGTGGGGTTTCCCCGCGGGCGCCGAGGACACCCAGCGGACCGAACTCTGGTATGGCTCAGCAAATGATCTGGCTGCTGCGACGAAGCTGGCCGACCTGGCATACCCGCAGGCCGACTACCGCATGCAGTCGTTGCTGGCGGGCGCACGGTTCTTCTTCTGGGCGCGCCTGGTTGATCGGACCGGCAACGTCGGGCCGTTCTATCCGGTGAAGGATGGCGTGCTAGGCCAGGCCAGTGCCGAGGCCGGACCGATCCTCGACTTGATCGCCGGTCAAATCGGCAAAACCGAGCTTGGCAAGGAGCTGCTGGACGAGATCGACAAAATTTCCGGGACCGGCCCAGGCTCTGTAGATGAGCGCTTGACCGAGCTGCGCAACGAAATCGGCGAACTGGTTGATGCCCTGGAGTACAGCAAGGACAAGAGCTACGCCAAGGATGACACGGTGCGCCAGGGTCAACGCCTGTACCAGGCCAAGATCGATGTGCCGGCGGCAGCCGACGGATCGACCGCGCCACCCAACCCAGGGTTATGGCTGGACATTGGGCAGGTCGTGCAGTCTGCAAATGGCCTGGCGGCACAGGTCGAGAAGAATAGCGCCGGAATCGACGAGCTCGACGGCGTGGTCGCCGCACATGTGTCGTCCCTGCAATCACTGCAAGCCAACTGGCGCGCAGATGACGGCGAGGGGGAGCTGGCCGATGCGCTGAAGGGCTGGAGCAGCACCGCGTCATTTGCGCAGGAGGTCCGCACTCGGGCGACCGAGAACGAGGCGACCGTAACGAGGCTGACTTCACTCGACGCTGCCGTGGGAGACAACAAGGCTGGCCTGAGCACCCTGGAGCAGGTGGTGGCCACCGACAAGGAATCCACGGCCCAGCGCCTGACCCAGCTCAAAGGGGAAGTCGACAACAACTCGGCGACCATTCAGACCGTGGATAAGGCCCTGGCTGACACGAACAAATCCATCGCCTCGCAGACCTCCACGCTTGAGGCGGTGGCGGGCGCTCGTCGCGATGGATCGGATGAGGGCGAACTGGCAAGCGCCCTGGCGAGCTGGGAGGCGCGAGCGTCGGTGCAGGTCACTGCGCGAGCGCAGGCCGCCACCGACGGCAAGTTGTCCACGATGTGGGCCGTGAAGATGCAGGTTAACTCAAACGGCCAGTACGTTTACGCCGGCATCGGCCTTGGCATTGAGCAGAACGCAGACGGCTTGCTGCAGAGCCAGTTCCTGGTGAGTGCGGACCGGTTTGCGATTGTGAACACAATCGCCGGGGGCGCGATTTCCACGCCGTTTGTTGTGCAGGGCGGACAAGTGTTCATGAGCTCAGCATTCATTCAAGACGGCTCGATCACAAACGCCAAGATTGGCAACTATATCCAGTCGAACAACTACGTGGCGGGCGTCAGCGGTTGGAAACTGTTCTTTGATGGTACTTTCGAAATAAATAGTGCGCTGGGAGGCCAGGCCCGCCAAGTTATTAATAACTATGGCGGCAAGGTGTATGACGAGAACGGCATTAAGCGCTATCAGTGGGGGGATCTCTCGGCATGAGTTACGGAATTAGAACGTGGGGGCCGAGCGGTGAGCCTGAACTTAACGAGAATTCTTTCACCGCTAGAATCATACTCTCGACTTTATTGACGGCCGGGTCACCTCCCGGCTCATATTGGGATATATCTGTGCCAGGTTGTACGCCCGCTAACTCTTGTGCCGTCACGGTGCCAATAGGTCCCTTGCCGGATCCGTCCACTCAAGATCCTCGCGCGAGGCAGTTTGAGCCCGAAATGATGAATGGAGTTGTTAGGGTTTGGCGAGGTCACCGAACAGCTGTTGAGGGAATTTCCGCTAGTGGTACTCAGCGGTTAATAGTCATGAGGTTTCGCTAGATGTCATACGGGATGCGTTTCACCAACAACAGCGACACCGTTACCCTGGACTCCGAATTTTCACGTTTGTCGATAATCTCGTCTGGGCGGTTCACTCCGGGCAGTGACGGATTCAACTCGTATACTAATTTTTTGAGGCCGATTACTACTCAAGAGCCCCCCTTGGTTTTTGTAAAACTGGACAGAGTCGCCGGGTCGATGGGTTTCGGCTGGGCTCAAATCCAAGGATCACCAGGCAACTGGACCGGCTTCTCGATGATTCGCTACAGCATAAATACCGCGCCGTTGTCAGGCGAGTACTTCGCGGCTGCCTTCCAGGCAGCGCCAGTAGCGCGGTATGGTTTTCGCTTGTGGAATGCGGCTGGGGCGCTGATCGCCGATAGCGGAACACCTTGCGCACAGTTTACGAGCGGTTCGGCTTCTTGGTCTTTTGTTTCAGCGGGCAAGAACTCCCAGGGGCAGGATGTAATTACCTTTGCTGCACCTTACAACTTTGCATCTCCGGATTTTCTTTTGATCAATAACTTCGGAATGGATGTGGCAGGAGCAAGGTTTAGGTCTGCCAAGCTTTACTGTATCTGGAATTTTTCCGGTAGCCAGCTGAATGCCGTCACTATAGGCAGCACAAACGTAGTTACATTGTATATTCCAGCAGTGTTTGCGAGAAAATCC